ATTCTTATATTTGATTATTTTATAGGAATAGAAGTTAGACTAACTAACTTCTTTTTATATATGGCATTGGGAGTGGCAACTTTTTTTCTTGCTGATTTAGCAAAACTTTTATTATTTCTGATTTTTGGCAAAAGAAAAGGTTAAAAAATGGATACTAGACCGAAAGTTGGAATGGTAGTGTGTTTAAATGATGAAGGTTTAAAAACAATACAACTTACAACACAAAAAGAATTTGAAGCTTCTCGCAGAATGACAATAACTTGGGTAGGGTTTGAAAATATTACTTTTCCTGAAGAAACTTGGGAAATTGAAGTAGATCAACCTTTAATTAATGAATTCTTGTTATTTAATTGGTCAGTGGATGAATTAAAAAATGACACATAAAAAATTACCTTTAGTTGCTAATACAATTTCTCCAGCATTTAGGGATGTTTTAAATATCGAAACAATTGAACACATAAAAAATAATAGCGATTGTCTCTTTCAAAGACTTCGAGTTTATTTTAAAAACGGATATTCTCTTAGCATAATTAAAGGACCTTATTCGTATGGAGGAAAACAAGACCTATTTGAAATTGCACCTTATGACAAAAAAGATTGTATAAATGGTAGTGTACTTGGAATTAGCGGAAATGATATTTTAGGATATTGTTCTGTAGAACAAGTACGCTCATTTATTAAACAAATAGGAGAATTTAAATAGATAAAATTCTATAAAATAATCGTTGCATCTGTAGGTATTATATGTTATATTAATCCTATAGCTTTACCCATATTTATGACATCTAACAATATTAAAAATGAGGGGAGTGTAGTATGTCTTATACTGAAAAATTTCCTTTTTCAGGTCCTATTGAAGGTTATGTTAAAAACTTTTTAAGAAAAAATCATTGGAGAGTTCAGCACATTTTAGATTTTGAAGATTCTGTATCTGAAGCAAAGCTCACTTACGTTAGATTAATAAGAAGATTAGAAAAAAACGGACATGAAGTTGAAAACGCAAAACATTTCATGAGTTTGTTCAAAACTGCTTGGAGTCGATATTTTATCGATTTGTCAAATAAAGATACTAAAAAACTAGAGACACCTTTTGCAGAATTTGCTAATGAGGATAATGAAGATTGGTTATTAAATTCTGCATGGATGTCAGGATATTCTGTAAACACAGGTTACTTTGAAATTGTAATGAGACAAGCTCCAACAGAAGTACAACAGGTTTTAAATCTGTTATTGAATACTCCAAAAGAAGTATTGGATATTGCAGCACTTAGTTGGTCAACTTCCGGAAGAGATACAACTATTTTAGGTAACGCTTTTTTATGTAAGATGTTAGGATATGACTCTTCCAAAACAAATCTTGTATCTAAAGTTAAACTGTATCTTACTACAGAGTAATATTTTAGGTATAAGTACAAGCAATTACAATTCCTTTAGGAGAACTACATGAACACAACTGTTGAATCTTTAGTATCTATTACCAATGTCACCATGACTACACCTCCCGCACCTTTTTTAGATGCTATGGTTGCAGCAATTAACGAGCTTTCCGAAGAAGCTTGGAACAACCTTCCAGATGACGGAAAATCATGGTTTAACGAAGCAGCCAAAATTATTGAAAACACGGATGAAGGTATGGGATACACATTACCTTTAATACCAGGTATGGGTATGGAAGAAGAAGCACAACCTGAAAAGGAAGCATCATCTGAACCTGAAAAGAATGAGGAAACACAACCTGAAAAGGAAACTATAGGCAAGGAAGAGAAAAAGGCTAAGAAACCTAAAAGAGAAGGACCTCCGGTTACACAACTTGCAAGAGAGATTTTTTGCAGCGATATCTCTATGACATTGGAAGAGCTTTTGACAAAGCTTGAAGAGAAAGGTATTGAAATTAAAAAATCTACTGCACAGAATGTCTATCTCAATGCCCTACGTTCGTTTGAAACCGCTATAGAATTAGGCGAAGTTGAGAAAGCAGGAAAAGTTGTCTTAAAGGCGCAATAACTTTAGTTTTTAAAAGAACAAGAAACCAGGAATATAAGGTTTTATTCCTGGTTTTTTATTGGCTTTAATATTAAGAACACTGTTGCGGAATTGCTATATATAGCATATTATTTAGTTGTGCTGTATATATAGCATATAACCAATAAAAGGACATGACATGACAACTCGCACAGTATCTACCACAAAAGATTCACTTATGTACATCGCACTTGACAGGTTGCAGCCTAATCGGTATCAACCTCGTCAGGATTTTAATCAAAAAGCATTAGAAGAGTTAGCAGACTCCATCGACAAAAATGGTCTTGCACAACCGATTGTGATTCGTGCTATTGAAGATGGTTCTGGAAAAGTGGATCACGAAATTATAGCTGGTGAGCGTCGTTGGAGAGCAACAGCATGGCTTGAAAAATCTCGTATTGCTGCTATCTTGAAAAAAGAGGCAACTGATGAAAGTTCCATGCAATTGGCACTCATCGAAAACATCCAGCGTGAGGATTTAAATCCTCTTGAGGAATCCCGGTCCATTAATCATTTTATGGATATAATGAAATTGACACAGGAACAGGCAGCAGACCGTCTTGGAAAAACTCGTGCTTACATTTCCAATATTGTCAGAATCGACAAATTGACAGATCCTGTAAAAGAGATCGTGAAAGAAGGTGTTTTGACAAAGTGGCATGCCACTGTACTTGTAGGTGTTGCAGATAAGGACTTGCAACAAAATCTTGCTAAAAAAGCATCTGATGGAAAATGGACTGTAGACACTTTAAAGAAAAGAATTAAAGCTGCCATTCCTAAAGAAACAACTTCTGCAAAAGGAAAAGCACCTGCAAAAAAGAAGCCTGGACCTGTGACAGCAAATGTATTGTTGCTGGAAGCGCCTTCTTCAAAGGCTTTAAAGGAATTGATAGAACTCCTTGAAGGTGAAGGAGGTTGGGAAATTTGGGAAGGCAGAGATGCTTTGGAAATAGTAAATGTCAAGGATCCAGAAGCTGAAGAAGAAAAACCAAAAACAAATGTATCCAGACTTTCTTCTTTAAGGAAAAAGGCAGCAAAACGTAAAGAAGAGGCAGAGACTTAAGAAATAAAGAAACACAGGTACAATTTAAGGGACAGGAATGTCCCTTTTATTTTGAATATAATATACCATAGAAACCATGCAATATAAGACGGTTTAAGCATGATTTTTATTAAAGCTATACACTGCTATTACTTTACTATGAAATACTGACAAACCTTATTACAATGCGAGTAACCACACAATCCAATTGTATTGTATACTGCATTTTTTTAACTATAGAATAATTAGGAGATGTTTAAAATGAGTAAAAAAGAACTTATTAAAAATTACCGAAAAATGCTTGCATTCTTAGGAGAAGACCCAAAACGTGATGGATTGATAGATACTCCCAAGAGAATAATAAAATCATTGGAAGAATTGACATGGGGATTAAGAACTCCAGAAAAAAAATTTTTACAATCTATGGCGAGAAAATTTGATTACGCACACAATCAAATGATTTCTGTAAGAAACATTAGATTTGCTTCAGTTTGTGAACATCATTTTTTACCTTTTATAGGTTCAGCCACCCTCGCTTATATCCCTCGTACAAATAATGGAAAAGGGAAAATTATAGGTATTAGCAAACTTGCAAGAATTGTAGAATATTATGCTGCTAGACCTCAAGTACAAGAACGTTTGACCACTCAAATTGCAGATGCTATAGAAACATTATTGCATCCTGTAGGGGTAGGAGTATGGATGGATGCTACTCATACTTGTATGTCTATAAGAGGAATTAAATCTGTAGATGCATCTACAGTGACTTCAGATTTAAGAGGAGCTATGATGGATGATTCTAAAACAAGAGAAGAATTTTTATCCTTAGCTAGAAGTAATACCTTCATTAGTAAATGACTTACCCCTACAGATGTACAAGAAGGTGTTGTAGAATTAGAAAAGCTTTACCGAAACATGCCCACCAATATATTCGTGAACCTAAATGTAAAGCGTGTGGTGGAAACCTTTCTTTTGATGCTACTAAGAGAGCTAGAACTAAAAAAGATACTTGTAAATGTGATGGATATTGTCATCCACATTACAAAGGAACAGAGCCATGGTGTATAGATGCAAAAATAGGACCTACAGAAAAAGATTTTGAGGAACGTTATTATGGGGTCACCTATAGGTGAAACATATCCTGAATGGTTAAAAAATTGGATATCTACAGGGTACAAACCTAGAGAATCAAGATACTATCATCAACTTTATGTTGCGCGTCCAAAATGGGCAAATCAAACTAAGATACAATCAATTTACACACAATGTAAAAACCAAAGAAAGTTAGGTATAAATGTAGTAGTAGACCATATTATACCTTTGTGCAATCCTTATGTGTGTGGACTAATGTGCGAAGACAATTTACAAATTATTCCATACAAAGCTAATGAACTAAAATCAAATACTGTTTGGCCAGATTGTTGGAATGAACATCTTGAACTTCAATTAGAAGAACCTCATCAAATGTCTTTGGAAATTTAAAAATGAAAACCATATATCTAGTACCAATTGAACCAATCGAAGAAAGATATTCTGAGCAATGGCTTACTTGGTTTAAAAAAGAACTTGTAGATAACAATATTTCTCATAGTGTAATTATCCCTCCAGTATCTTTGACAGGAAATAAAATAAAAACAGGGGAATTTTTAGATGTTATCGGAACTAATTCTTACAAAGCTCAACAATTAGTAATTCTTTGTAAATTAATTTATGAAGGTATCATCTTAGATGATGACATAATTCTTTTTATGGATTATTGGTTTCCTGGCGTTGAGATGTTGCAGTACATAAGGGACGGTGCAAAAAAGAAATTTAAAATAGCAGGAATGCTACATGCAGGCACTTGGGACCCTTTTGATTTTTTATCAAGATCGAATATGACTTCTTGGGCTAGAAATATAGAAAATAGTTGGTTAAATTTTGCAGATGTTCTTTTTGTAGCAACCAATTTTCATAAAGAATTGATTTTAAATAGCAACCAAGTAAACCCTGACAAAATCAAAGTTACAGGATTTCCTATTTACAAAGATTTTTCAGATAATGTAGAAAAAGAAAGCGGACTTAAAACCATAAATGTTGTTTTTCCACATAGACTTGCACCTGAAAAACAACCAAATCTTTTTGATAAAATGTTAGATACCTATGCTCCAGCATCTGGTTTTACAACAAGAAAAACTCAACAAGATTATACAACCAAAAAACAATATTATAGAACTTTATCTTTATCTAAAATTGCTATATCTTTTGCATTACAAGAAACTTGGGGAATTGCAATGCAAGAAGCTGTTTTATTAGGATGTATTCCTATTGTACCTGATCGTTTAGCATATTCTGAAATGTATCCAGATGTATTTAAAATTGAGTCCAATGTCAATACACCTTCATCTGAAATGCATGATATGTATAAAAAAATTGAAATAATCTTTCACGATTTTGAGGACTATAAAGAAGAATTAAAATCATTACAAACAACTTTTCTTCTTAAAGGCAAAATCGCTATACCTAACATTTTAGGAGAATGCTTAACATTATGAATAGAAAGCATGCAGATGCATTATTCGATGTACTAATTCATCCCCTTTTTGAAAATACTAGAAAAGCGGTAAGTGGTACTTTATCAGCACAAGAATTGCATCAACTTACTGTAGAAGAAAAAACAATTGCTTTGTATCTATTAAAACTTGGAAGACTAATTCATGAATACAAACATAATCATAAATCTACGATTTGCAGCAACTCATAAATGGCCTGATATACCTTCAATTGAATCCCAATTTTATCTGAAATATTTACATCGCCATGTATTTCATATACAAATGAAATGGGATGTGTATCATGATAATAGAGCTATAGAGTTTGTGGATATGAAAAACAAAGTAGAAAGATATCTCAAAGAAACCTATGGAGGTGGTAATGATACACCTTCCATAGGAGGAATGTCTTGTGAAATGCTTTGTAAAGATTTGATGATCACATTTATGGCTAACTATGTCTGTGTAATGGAAGATGGAGAAAACGGAGCAGAAGTATTTGCATAAAAGTTGTGATTTGCTCAGGTATACTGTATTATATGTTATACATAAATAACATAGCACACATTCATAATGAGAATAATTACTAAGTTTAAAGATTATTATGACTCTGCAAGATGCTTTACTTTCTGTGAAGGAAGCGAAGCTGTGTACATTAGAAAAACAGAAACACAGAAAATAGATTTACCTAGAAATGCTTTATATTGGTATCAAGCATATTCAGCAATAAGAAAGAAATCCTTCCCAACTTTAAAATTTGCTTTGATAGGTTTTTGTGGAAAGATTTATACGGTTTATACATACCAAATCGATATGTATGATAAACAATATTATCCTTATGATTTGGTTAATCCTCATAACTTATATTTCTACAATAAAAGAACTTTGTTAAAAGAACTTCTTTGTAATAATGAATTTAAAGCACAAAGAAAAGGATTTGTAAAAGTAGCTAAAAGATATCCAAAAAGTTTGGCTATAGGCGAAGAAACACTAATAAAAAGCCTAAAAGAATTAGATGCAGTAATAGCTAATTTTACACCTGAATTAGAAAAATGGTTTTTAAAATACAAAATACCTGTCTTTGTATTGCAGCAAGAAGACAATTGTAGAATCAGTGATTGGGAATTGATTCTTAATCCTAAATTAGAAGACTACAAATTCTATAAGCAGTTTGTTCCCACTATCGCATATCAAGAACTTGAAATGTTTTTTAACTCTGTATTGGTGACCAAAGAAAATCCTATACAAATAACTGACAGTCTTGTTCTTTTACAAGCTAAAGGTTTTGACAAAAAGATATCCTTTCGACATAGGAAATAAAATGACTATTGAAACAATCCACATTTTGGATCACGAAATTTTCGTCTATGAAACATCTGGTTCTTATTTTGGATATCCTAAAGATTTTGGGGATTGTATAGTTACAGAAATTGATGATCAAGTTAGATCTATAGTTTTTTCTAATGGAGTTACCGAAGTAAGAAATTACGTTACAACTCCAAAAGGTCCAAGAATATATAGAACATTAATAAATGAAAACGCCAAAACAGATCTTGTTATAGATGTGGATTGTTAAAATGGAATATACTAATGTACCTCTTCTTATAACTGTTTTAATTATCAGTATTATATTTATAAGAATAAATCTTGTAGGTATGCACCTACATAAAGCAATCAAAAAATATGGTAAAAGAAATATGGATTTAATTTGGGCTGGACAAGAAGATTTAATGTTTGATATTGAAAAATTAGATATATCATTATTTCAATATATCCGACTTGCGTTAATTTTTACAAAATGGACTTTTAAAGATTTTTTTCCTGACTTATAGGCTTGAGAATGTATACACAACTACCTACACTGTATGGTTACTCTTCGACAGGTAAATTAAAAGAATGGACAGTTGCAGCAAAACAAGAAACTCCTGACCATGCGTTATTGGTAACAATTCATGGGTATGTAAATGGGAAAAAACAACGTTCTGAAAAGAAAATTTTAGGTAAAAGTATAGGAAGAAGTAACGCTACCACTCATTTTGAACAATCTGTAAAAAATGCTACTTCCGTATGGAAAAAGAAATACGCTCAAAATTATAGAGAATCAGAAAAAGATTTATTTGATCTTCCTTTATTACCTATGCTTGCTTTGAAATATAAAGAAAGATCACATGACATTAGGTGGCCTGCTTTTGTACAACCGAAATTAAATGGGGTCCGTTGTACAGCCAAAAAATTAAAAGACGGCAGCATCTTATATTTATCTAAAACAGGTAAAAAATGGAAAACTTTAGATTATATGTCTGACTATGTATCTACTATGTTAGATGTAGGAGAAGAAATAGATGCAGAAGTTTATAACCCTGATCTGACATTCCAAGAAATTACTAAAAGAGTGAAAAGAGTAAAATCCTCTAGAGCAGATATACAAAAAGATCCTTTACAACTTCATATTTTTGACATCATACAAAAAGATGTGCCGTTTGAAGAACGTAACCATGTATTAACTGAACGTTACATGCACCATCTTGTACATGGACTACAAGAACAACAAAACTCACCATTGGTACTTGTACAAACAGAGCAAGTACAAACAGAAGCAGACTTTCTAAGATACCATACTTTGTTCACTTCCCAAAGATATGAAGGGACAATGATCCGTAATGCAAATGGACTTTATATTCCAGATTATAGATCAGCAGATTTACAAAAATATAAAGACTTCCAAGATGACGAATTTGAAATCACTGGTGGGCATGAAGGAGAAGGAAGAGACGAAAATACAGTAGTTTTTGAGTGCATCACAAAGGAAGGAAAACATTTCGATGCAAGACCTAAAGGTTCCTGGGAAAGAAGACATTTGTATTATGTAGAATTACCTAATTTAATAGGTGAGATGCTTACTGTAAGATTTCAAAACTATAGTGACGATGGTAAACCTATTTTCCCTGTTGGAACTTCAGTCGAATGTGCTATTAGGGATTATGAATAAATAATTAATTAATTAATTTTGTATTTTGTAAATCTTCTTTCGTAGCATGATTAGCAATCCATCCATAACATGTAGGTGCTCTTTCTTTTTGAAAATATTGCAATTAGAAACTATGACTTGAAATACGGAGTTATGAATAATGACTAAAGTTACGATGTATATGTGTGACCTCTGCGAAGAAGTTTACCAGACTTTATCAGATCAATTAAATTGTGAAGCATCCCATACATTTAAAGAAGATTTAGAAATTGTAGCTGCTGGCTATAGAAATTCAAATGATTATGATGGATATGGATATCCTAAAAAAATACTCATAGAAAATAAAAAGAAAAGTGGATCAGCAGCCGAGTATCTTCTATTTAAAGAAGGCTCAGTAGAAGATTTTGAACCTTATCGTAAAGGTGTGGAGATTATAGAATGACTTTAATTCTTTTAGAAGAAAAAGAAAGATTACATTTTAGAGATTATTTATTACAAGAATTAGAAACTGAAACAAAATTATTAGAACAAACAAAACTTTTAGGATCTTCTATGGAAGGGTTTGCAAAAGTTATTGAAGATAAAATTATTGCATACAAGATAGTTACCCGTACTCTTCAAACTACAGAAGAAATTCTTATCCAAACAATGGACAAGGATAAAAAATAATAACACAATTTTACAGGTTATTATTCTTGATTTTTAAATAAAAAGAACTACAATAGTGCCATAATTTAAATTTCAGAGCAGTTAATCAAATGAGTATGTATCTTAAAAGTAACAAAGCCATACCTACCTTACATGCTTCATTTAATGAGGAAGAAGCTAGGTATGTGTGTAATGTACTAGGAAACTATTGCTTTAAAACAGAATCTTGGCCTGTAATGCACACAATTAGGGACAAGAGACTTGACAAAGCGATGCGTAGAGGTAGACTTTGGATTGCAAAAAATCATAAATAATATGGATAAATAACTATGCCTTTTGTGCCTTTTACTGAAAAAATAACTATTTCTGGACCTTCTAATAATCCAACTATTCCAGAGATTTATCAAATCGAAATAGCAGAACGCTGTAATTTTCATTGTGATTTTTGTCAGACAGGTGAATTTGGTGGCAAATCTAAGAAAGATCCTTTTATCCATCTTGATCTTTTAAATACGATCATAGAAAGAGATTTAGGAGGTTCTTACTTTATAGAGTTGCAACATAGAGGAGAACCTCTTTTAAATAAGCATCTAAGTCAGATTATTGACAATCTTAAACCTTATGTATTCTTAGGTTTGTCAACTAATGGTTCTTTAATACACACTCAGTTGGAAGCCTTGCTTAAATTAGATTTTGTAACTATAAGCATAGACGCCTCAAATAAAACAACATATGAAGCGATACGGAAAGGCGGAAATTGGGAAACTCTTTTAAACAACATAGATCTCTTACTTTTAGCAAAAGGTTCTAATCCTTATCCTTCTATTGATTTGCAACTTGTCAATATAGATGGATATGCTTGCGATACACAAGGTGTAAAAAATATAGCAAAAATAAATGGTTGGGATGTTAGAGTAAGAGAATTGCAGGATTGTTTTCCTGAATTAAATAATCCTGACAAATACAGAGTAGAAAATAATGAACTGTGTTTAAATCCTTGGACCTCTGTCTCGATCCATAAAAATGGAAATGTCGTACCTTGTTGCAGAGTATGGGATACAGAATGGGTGTATGGTAATTTATATGATGAAAGTTTAGAAGATATTTGGAAAGGACAAAAAGTAGCTGAATTTCAACAATTGCACAGAGACGGTACAAATTTGCCATTCTTTTGCAGAAGTTGCTTTAGCAGGTCTCCTTCTTATTTACATCTTAACTTGTATCAAAATGCTGTTAATGATATGATACGTCGAGGCGCAACAGACCGCATAATCCAAGTACAAGCCAAATCTAACAAAAACACAGGATAAATATTGTGGATGACAACTGTAAAGAAATTAAGGAAGAAATCCTGTAAGATTTACAAAAAGCCATAGTACTTGTAGGTGGTAAATTTTATAGACGCCACGAACTTTTGATGATGTCATTAGAACAAATATTAGATTTATTTGTTCCTAATAGTATCAATATAATGTTTACAGTTAAACCTAAAGCTATTAAAAAACCTACATGTTAATAAAACCTACTGTTTGTCCTTTTTATGAATACTATGAAAAATTTCATGCAAATTGGCAATGTGCAGATCTTCATGTTTGTAAAAATTCAAATAATAAATTAAGAAATTGTCTTTTTTATGACAAATCCTATTTAACAATAGACTGCCATTTTTTAATCAAAGATCAAATACCTTAAATGACTGCTCCTTTACATTTAAAAGATTTCCGCATCTCTTTGGATTCAGGTGCTCACTCTTGGTACGTACAAATAGCTATGGGAGGACAAGCTACTATACAAAAGAGAGCTAGTGTCGAACATACTTATGCTGAATCTCCAGAATTCAAAAAATACTTAGATGGATATATTCAGTTCTGTTTAGAACATGGCCATAAATATGATTTTTATGTCACATTAGATATTATCGGTGATCCGAAACGTTCCTGGGACATAACAGAATACATAGAGTCTTTTGGTTTAAATCCTATGCCTGTCTATCATTTTGGAGAAGATCCTTCTTGGTTTAAAAAGATGATAGATAAATATGGATATATCGGTATAGGTGGACTAGGACAAGATGTCACAAAAGAAAAATACATTCCTTTTGCTGACAGAACTTTTAAATATATTTGCGATGCCAAAGGAACTCCTTGTGTAGCAACTCATGGTTTTGCTATGGCAAGTCCTCATCTTGTAAAACGTTATCCATGGTACACTTGTGATGCAAGTACATGGACTGCTCTTTCAAGAAATGGTACAGTGTACATTCCTAAACCTTTAATGAAAAAAGGACATGTACATGATTTTAATTATTTAGTACCTCCATTATCTTTACCTGTAACAGTAAGACGAAAAAGCCATACTAACCATTTAAATCATAAAGGCGCACTATATAACGAAGTGCTAGAAAAATACTTCGGTATGTACGGATACGATTTTCAATCAGTTAGTGACCATTACAATACAAGAGATGTACTAAATATAAAATTCTTTAAGAATATGGAATTGGCAGCAAAAAAACTGTACGCAGAACAATTTCAATACGAACGAGGAGCAAACATTTTACTTGCAGGTACTCCAAGCGGTGCATCTACTAATTTAAATCTTGTAATAGACTTATTAGATGAATTGAAAGAGCCCCAAACAAATTGGTTAGGTTCATATTATTACCAACGTCACAATAATAATTTATTAGCCATAAAAGAAAAATGTATGGCTGGAGAAGATTTATACACTCTTAAAAAGAAAATTAAACCTAGAAGGAAAAAAGTAGAACCTATTAAAAGAAGAAAACTTAAAATTAAAAATTCACCTCCTATAGTTCATATAGATTTGGCAAAAAAAGATTCAGATGTAACTAAGATTGCACTTTGGAACAAAGGTGTTATATACGATATTACTAAGAAAGTTTTATTTGACAGTGCAATGGGAGAATTGAAACAAACTTTTTTTCCTGATTCAAAAAAAATGTCTCTTTTAGTGGACGGAGTAGAATATAAGTGAACATGCACATGACCATTTTAGTCGATGGTAAAAAAGAAGAAAGAGAAATAGATAAAATGCTAAAAGACCCTGACACAGGTACGTATGTTCCAGTACCTGTACTAAAGAGAAACGAACAACTTATTTCTACTTCTGTTGGTTTATACATCATAACAAAATTGGATTCTTAAAATGAACAAACAAGATTTAATTGAAAAGCTGAACCACACAAAACCTTTTTTAATGAGTCAAGATTTTATTCCTATTTTAACTCATTTTTGTTTTGATGAAAAACATGTATCTGCTTACAATGATGTTGCAGGTATTTCGATATCCATGGAAAGTGAGTTAAACTGTGCTGTGCCAGGACAACTTTTGCTCAAGATGCTAGGTACAATAGGAGCAGAAACAGTAAGAGTAGAAATGCCTACAGAAGGTACAATAAAATTAATTTCAGGTAAAACAAATGTAAAATTACCTGCGCTTTCTGCGGATGAGTTTGTATTTGAACTACCAGATATTTCTGATGTTCCTACAGTGAGAATTCCAAAAGAATTTTTAATAGGACTTTCCAAATGCCTCGTTTCAGTTGGACAAGATCCTTCACATCCTGAACAAACAGGAGTTGCTTGGGCAATAGAAAAAGGAAAACTTTCTATTTATTCTACAAATAATAGATCCATTTCTAAATATTGTTTAGAACAAGAGGGAATTGGATTTTTAGAAGATCAAGAAGAATTAAAAGTTATTATTCCTGCATTCTTTTGTGAAGAAGTAGTTGCTTTAGCTGATGTATATGCAGTCAATGATGACTTCATAGATTTGTATGTCCAAGACATTACAAAAGGTAGCAAATTTGTAGTTGCTATTTTAGGAGCCCATGGATCCTGTAAAATTTTTACAAGATTAATAAACGGCGAATTTATGGATTTTGAAGGAGTAATAGAAAGGATGCTAGATGGAGCAGATTCTGACTCCTTTGTAGATGCCCCTGAAGATTTAGCACCTACATTAGAACGCGCATCTTTATTATTGTCGATCACAGATAACAACACCTCCGAAATAAATGTAAAAGAAGATAAGGTTACGATACTATCTGAAAGCAGTTTTGGAAGAGCTTTGGACGTAGTTGAGTTCCCTAAACCTTTAGGAGATTTCAGATTTGATGTCGATCCTGTACTTGTGCAAAATGGATTTAAAGTTGCAAATAAAATTGCACTTCTTCCAAAGTTAATTGTGCTTACTACAGATTCAAAAAATTTCACTCATCTTATTAGCCACTCTAATACAGGCTCCTAATATGGGATTCTTTTTTACAGTTGAAAGTTCTTCTTCTAAAAAAGTTTCTAAAATTCCTTTACACACTGCAAAAGAATTAGAATGTAAAGTTTGTCCTAGGGCAAAAATCAAAAATCAAAATCCTAAAATGGAACCTTCAGGAGTTCCTGATCCTTTAATTTATATTTTAAAAGGTCCTGTGGATGGAGAAGAAGACTTTGCAAATGAATTTTTTGCATCTGATGCAGGTACTTTTTTATTAAATCAATTTGGTAGTTCAGAATGGAGTAATGTTTTACGAATTAATTCTGTGCTTAGATGTGCAAGAGAAAAAGCCCCAACAGAAATAGAATTAATATGCTGTAGAAATAGTATTGAAAAAGATATTGCACTTTCAAAACCTGAAGTGATTGTAGCAGTAGGAGAGGATGCTTTAAAGTTTCTTGTACATGAAGGAGGCATTCAACGTTGGAGAGGTCGTTTTGTTCCTATAACGATAGCAGGACATGTTTGTTGGATGTATCCAGTTTTAGATCCACAATGGATTTTTTCTAAACATAGATACAATCACAAATCACAGAAAAAAGATATAAAAACAGAATTTGATCATATTTTTATACATGATTTTAAACTTCTGCAATCCAATGTAGAGCGTGTACTCCTACCTAAACCTGAAATTCATACAACAGATTACTTAAAAGGTGTTAAATGGGTTGATGGGTCTAATGGAGCAAAAGATTTAGAAACCGTTATAAAATGGTTAGCAGAAGCTAAACACTGGGGACCTCACGCATTAGATATAGAAACAACGCATCTTCGACCCTATGAAGAAAATACTAAAATCTTAACCATGGCAATAGGTACGTATGAAAAAACGTATGCTTTTCCTATCCAATACCCAAAAGCTTGGACACCTCCACAATCTCTGTTAATAACAAAGGCAATAAAAGAATATTTATTAGATTCAGATTTAAAAATTTGTCATAACACAAAATTTGAATTAGAATGGTTATCTGTCTTCTTTGGAGATGAAATTCTTACAGATGGCAATTTTGATGACACAATGGCTGCTGCGTATTCTTTAGATGAAAGAAGAGGGATGCTTTCACTGGATCGTCAATGCTTCTTACATTTTGGATTTAATTTAAAAGATCTATCTAATATAGATAGAAGAAACATGTTGCAGTACCCTTTACCTAGAATTTTACCTTACAATGGATTAGATACAAAATGGACTCATAAACTTTGGTTAAGCTTAATGGAAAGACTTAAAAAAGAACCAAAGCTTACCAAAGTACATAAAGGCTTAAAAAAAGCAGTGCCGACTCTTACAGGAGCTCAAAAAGTAGGAATTTGCGTAGATTATGAATTAAGAGACTCCTTTGAAAAAGATCTTACAGAACAAGCACAAGATTTTCTCAGTGAGATCAAAAATCTTCCTGAAGTTAAAAAATATGAGAACCATCATGGTGCATTTAATCCTGATTCTCCTCATCATTTAATGAAACTTCTAAGGGACGTATTAGGATTAGATGAAGAATTAAGAAATAATGAAGGAAAATACAGCACAGGAGAACCTATACTTAAAGCTTTAAAAGGTGTAGATGTAGCACCTTTAATTTTAAAATATAGAGCTATATCTAAAAAGATGTCTACTTATATTACTCCTCTTGTAGAACATTGTTACCATTCTGATGGTAGATTACATACAAATTTTAATTTATACGAAACAGGTACAGGTCGTCTTTGTGTAGCTAAAGGTACTCAGATCGAAGTTGTCAGAGACTTGAGTAAAAATCCTATAGGAATAAATGTAGAAGATGTAAAACTTGGAGATTTAACCTATACTTTTGATGAAGATTTAAATCTCGTACTTAAAAAAGTCACTTGGGCAGGAAGTACAGGGCATAAAAAAGTAATAAGAATACATTGGAGAGGACTTGGAGGATGCCATACAGGTTATTTAGATGTAACGAAAAACCATCCCATCCGCTTAATAAATGGAGAATATAGAAGAGCAGATAAACTTAAACCTAATGATAGAGTTTTATCTATTACAAAATCAAAATTAAAAGGTAATTATAAAGGATCTACATTACCTAATAATCACATAATTACAAAAATTGAAAAACTACCTGATGCAATGGAAGTGTTTGATTTAGGTGTAGAAGACACTCATAATTTTATAGCAAATGGGTTATGTGTTTCAAATTCTTCCAATGATCCGAACATGCAAAATTGGCCAAATAGAAAAGGCAGAGAAATAAGAAAATTAATTATTGCGTCTCTTGATAATTGGCTATTATCAGCAGACTATGGACAAATAGAAGCTAGAATTTTAGGAGTGGCTTCTCAAGATCAAGTTTTTTGTGACGCTCTTTGGAATAATTATGATGTGCATATGGAATGGGCAGAAAAAATTGCTTATGCATATCCAACTATTGTAGGTGGAAGTCATAATTTAAATAACAAAGAAAAAATGAAAAAGTTTAGAAAAGATGTCAAAAATCAATGGGTGTTTCCTGCGTTTTATGGAGCAAGCATAGGTTCAATTTCTAAAGGTGTTGGGGTACCTTACGATATTACAAAAGCATTATTTAGAGAATTCTGGGCCACATTTAAAGGCGTTAAAAAATGGCAAAAATGGCAAACAGATTTTTATAATAAACATGCCTATGTAGAAACATTGACAGGTAGAAGAAGGCATGGTCCATTAAGCTATAATGCTGCCGTAAACGCACCGATTCAAGGAACTGCATCTGATATCTGTGTAAATGCTATGAATTATTTAGCAGAAGCAGGATTCCAAATAATTATGAACATACATGATGACATAACTTCGTATGTAGAAGACGACAAATTGGAACCTGCAATAGAAGAAATAGCTGAAATTATGTGTATCACACCTTATGAATTAATCCCAAATATGAATGTACCTATATCGGTAGAAATATCGGTAGGCAAAAATTGGTGTGATCAAGAAGAAGTTGGAGTTTTTACTTCTACTGAATTTATGCAAATAAATAGAACTTCACATGTTATAGAGGATTTTATATGAAAGGTTGGATAGGTGTAGATTTAGACGGAACCCTTGCTGAAGATACTTTTTGGGTAAGTGAAGTGTACATTGGTGATCCTATTCCTTTAATGGCTGAAAGAGTACGTACCTGGTTAAAAGAAGGTGTAGAGATACGTATTTTTACTGCTAGAGTTGATGGAGGTGCAGTTGCTATAGAAATGGGCAATGAAAAAGGAGAACGCTATAAAGATGTAGCTCGCATAGAAAAAGCTATTCAAGATTGGACAGAACTTCATTTTGGAGTAAGACTGCCAGTTACAAATAAAAAAGATTATGGGATGATAGAATTATGGGATGATAGAGCTGTAAGAGTTATAAAAAATAAAGGTGTTTTATGTTGCGATCATTACTATACACATCTAAAGGATATACTGTAAAATAGTAGTATGTATAATATATAACAACACTATCTAAAGGAACCTATATGCCACGCCCTGACTCACCTTTAAATAATATTCCCACAAATCGACATTTCCAAGTAAGACCTCCTACATTTAAAACAGATGATGTAATAGGACGATTAAAAGTTATAAAATATGTAGGACGCCCGTTTCTTGGTGATACCGAAACAGTTGAGCACTCCTATCTAACTATTTGCACATGTGGAGAACTTAGAACAGTTACACAAGGATATTTAAAAACTAAAAGATCCAATCCTATGTGCAAATCTTGTGCTAAAAAGCACCAAAAAGAAATTGCTAAAAAATCTAAAAAACTAAATGAAGCTAAAAAATCTACATCTACATTAACTCCACAAGATGTAGCATCTCTGAAATGGTAATAATATGACAATTCCTTTGGTTAAAGAATCAGATGATCTTAGAAAAGAATTTGGTATATTAGAACGATGCCATTTTTGTAAAATATCTACTCAATTTTGGCATGAAAATACAAATAATCCTGTGTGCCATTCTTGCGCAACTAAACATAAGGTAAAAGAATTACCTGACCATGGACAAACGATAAGAGCAAATAAACGTAATCGTAGGTATAAATTAAACAGTAACAAAGGATCTTAATATGGAATGGGCAAATACAGCAATAAGTTGGTGGACTACAGGTTTAATGGGACTTTTACTGTATTGGTTACCAATGGTAGGGTGTTTAATATTATATTCAATACGATCAGGAAAACAATACCAAAAAGATAAAACATATAGAGAAGAAGATCATGCTAATAATAAGGGAGAATATTGTTATTCCCCTACTCTTACAATAGGAACTCTTATAGGTAGATTTGTAGTATCTTTTATACCTGTAGCCAATTTGATTGCTTTGGCAGTAGATTTAGCACCTGGAGCTCTCAGAACATTTTTCAAATGGGTAGAAAAAACTTTTGATATTCCTTTAGTACCTAAATATAAAATTGAAAAGAAAATAATGGAAAAATCAGATGATTGATGATCTTCATATTCTTTATAGACCTCAAAACTTAGATGAAGTTATTGGACAAGAACACATCACAGATTCTTTAAAACATTTAAAAGAAAAAGGAACTTGGCCACATGCTTATTTATTAACAGGTCCTTCAGGAACAGGAAAAACGACTTTATCTAGAATCATTGCAAATGAATTAAAATGTGAACCTGCTAATCTAATCGAAATTGATGCTGCTTCTAACAGTAGTGTTGAAGATGTCAGAGCTCTTACTGCCACTTTAAATTACACAGGTTTTGGAAAAAATCCTACAAAGGTAATTATTATAGATGAGGTTCATGCTATCTCATCAAAAGCTTGGCAAGCGTTATTAAAACCTATAGAAGAACCTCCAGAGCATGTATATTTCTGTCTTTGCACAACAGAAGAAGACAAAGTACCTAAAACAATTAAAACTCGTTGCCACCAATATAATTTTCGACTTGTGCCATATGAAATGCTTGCGGAACTTGTAGAAATTGTTGCGGAGGATAGCGATATAAAAATCACTTCAAAGATGGCTACTTTTATTGCACAAGAAGCAGAAGGTAGTCCTAGACAAGCTCTTACATTTCTTTCTAAAGCTTCCGGTGTCACATCTATGGACGGACTCCGTGACATTTTAGAATCCACAAATGAAAATGCTACTGTAATAGAACTTTGTAGAATGCTTACAGGCAAAGGACTTACTTGGAATAAAATTGTAAGAAATTTAAAAGAACTAGAAAATATGCCTGCAGAGTCTATTCGACTTACGGTATTAAATTACACAGCAAAGGCATTAGCCAACACAACAGATGTAAATAGAGCTTTAAAATTTTTAGCAATTATAGAAGCTTTTTCAGGGCATTGGAATCCTTCAGAAAAAAAGGCTCCTTTGTTATTAGCATTAGGTACCCTTATATTTGGAGATGAAGAATGACCGAAGAACTTGAAATTTATCAACAAAAACTTGCAATCAATAAATTCCAACTTGATGATGATATTGAAACTCAAGCTATTTATTTTTATGAGATCGCAGAAAAAACTGCTCAAGCTTTAGCCGAAAGAGACACCTTAAAAGCGACCTTTGCAGAAACTGAAGGCATGCTTTACTTAGAAATAAAGCATGAGTGTGCAGAAAATGGTACCAAAACTACAGAAACCATGTTGCATAATATGGTATTAGAAGCCCCTGCTTATCAACAAGCTAATCTTGATCTTTTGGAAGCTAAAGCGTATGCAGATAAATGGCTCGTTTTAAAAGAATCTTTCATCCAAAGAGGTTTTATGCTTAGAGAAATGGCAGGATTATACGTAGCAGGTTATTTTTCTGAATTTTCTGTAAAAGCTACACCTGAAACTGAAACAGTTCAATCTGAAACAAAAAGAGCGTCTATTAGTAGTAGAAGAAGGACTACAAAGAGACCTTTAAAGAAAGATGTTTGATCTCGTAGTAAGTCTTTTAAGCAAAGGTCTGCTTGCATTACTATTCATTTATATAGCAATAAGAATAGGAACTGTTGCCTATTATCGTAGCAAAAAAGATGAAATGTTTCGCACCCGCAAGGAAAAATAAGGTATAATAATAGTACGCATAAGCACATTTGTTGCACCAGCGTATATAACTTGGAGAATTATGATGGCAAGACGTAAATTTCAATACAAGAAACGTTCCTTTGATACAGCAAAAAAGCGGACAGAACAATCTTCCGGAACCAGAGACAACTACATAAGCGACGACGTTCAACTTTATAAACCTTCAGAAGGTGATAACCTTTTAAGAATTCTTCCCCCTACTTGGGACGAACCTACCCATTATGGATATGATATTTATGTCCATTATAATGTAGGTCCAGACAATGCAGCATACCTTTGTTTAGATAAAATGAAGGGTGAGCCTTGTCCCATTTGTGAAGCTAGAAATTTAGCAGATCATGAAGGTGACAAGGATTACGCGAAAAAGCTCAGAGCTACCAAGCGCGTTTTATTCTATTTGATAGATCGTGACAAGGAAAAAGAAGGTGTGAAAGCCTGGGCAAGTCCATGGACTGTAGATAAGGACATCATGATCCAAGCTACAGATTCTCGTACTAGAGAATTCTTTCCTGTAGATGATCCTGAAGAGGGTTTTGACGTAACAATTAATCGTGCAGGTTCAGGCGAAAGAACTGAATACTCCGTCACTATTGCAAGACGTCCTTCATCTATTAAATTAGACGATATTGCATGGGATATTTTAGAGGATCATCCCATTCCTGAAACTTTAGTTTTTTATGACTATGATCACATAGTTGCAATCTTTGAAGGTAAATCTGCAGAAGCTGACTCTGACAAAGCTGACGGTTCAAAAGCTTCTGAACCTCCTCCTGATCTCGATGTTTCCTATGAAGAGGTACAAGCTTTAAGCGGGGAAGCTTTAGATACCATTGTAGAAGAAGGTAAGTTGTCTCTCAACCCTGGAGACTTTGACACAGATCAAGACTTAGCAAATGCTATTTGTGATGAATTAGGTTTACAAAAACCTAAAGCTACAAGAAGTCGCAGAAGGTCTGAACCTGAAAAAGGTGAAAAAGTAACTGATCCAGAACCTGAGTCTGAGCCAGAACCTGAGTCTGAGCCTTCTTCCACAAAAAGCAATGTTCGCAGCCGTTTAGCTAATTTGCGGAAAAAGCATCAGCAAGAAGATTAAATACTACCCCTCCTGTTGCTGCCGGGGGTCATACTCGGCAGCCTTTTTAAGGTTGTTTACATGACTGAAAGAGCTTCTATTACTCCCCGTACAGAAATTAAACCTAAAAATTCTTATTTTACTCAAATAGAAAAAGAGGGTATCGATTTCATACCTAGTGGCTGCACTCTTTTAGATTGTGTTCTTGGTGGAGGTTGGCCTTTAGGTCGTGTATCAAACATCGTAGGAGACAAAAGTTCAGGCAAGACACTTCTTGCAATAGAAGGATGTACAAATTTTCATTTTTTATATCCTAAAGGTAACATTATTTATTACGAAGCTGAATCCGCTTTTGACACAGACTACGCAGCCGCATTAGGTATGCCGGTAGATACAATAGATTTTGTAGGTACAGAAAATACAATTGAAGAATTGTACGAATTATTAGAAGACTTACTAGAAGATAAGACACTTATTAAACAACCTACTTTTTTTGTTGTAGATAGTTTAGATGGATTATCAGATAGAGCAGAACAAAAAAGAAAAATAGATGAAGGCACCTACGGTAGTAATAAAGCTAAAAAATTATCTGAAATGTTTAGAAGACTTATTTCTAAACTAGAAGAATGTAATGTCCATTTACAATTTATATCTCAATTAAGAGACAATATAGGAGCAATGATAGGTGCTAAACATAAACGTTCTGGTGGACGTGCCTTAGATTTTTATGCATCTCAAGTACTATGGTTAACAGAAATAAAGAAACATAAAAAAACCTCCAGAAAAATACAAAGAGTAACAGGTATTCAGGTAAAGGCTGCTTGCAAGAAAAATAAAATTGGATTACCTTTTAGAGACTGTGAATTTCCTATCACATTTGGATATGGTGTAGATGATCTTGCTGCTCATATAGAATTTTTAAATAAAGTAGATGCTTTAGAAGATATACAAGACTTAATAGGATGGAATGGTAATAAATTAGATACTGCAAAACAAACGACTCTTATAAGAGGTATTAAAAGTAAATCTAACCAAGACCAACATCTTATAAGACAAGGTGTAAATAAAGAAATTAAAAAAATATGGAAAGAAATAGAACAAAATTTTATTCCCAAATCAAGTAAATATTAAAAGTGATTTTAGGAGGTTGGCTTAGAGGCAGCAATCCTTTAAAGAGTGAGACGAAGACCTATCGCCGGTAGTTTAAGGAAGTGTGACTTGAGTACGGTTAAATACTTCTTTCTGATAGTCTAAAAGTGCAATACAACGCTATATCGCATTAATAGGTTAAAGGGTAGCACCCTTCACATCAGCTGAGATAGGAGTACTTTCGGTTAAGTATAGAGGCACCCCAGAAATGGTAAGGCTGAAATTCTCTTTGGCGTAGTAGCACACTATAATCACTTTTAATATTTATTATGAATACTCAAGAAATAAAAGAATTATTTTCTATAACAGAAGTAATAACAATCATTACTTTTAGATCTAAACCTTTTGTTAACATGACAGAAGACATGTGTAGAATTACAATAGATATGCCTATTAATTCTAAATTAAAACGCATTTTACAGGAAAAAAAGAATGGAACTTTACATAGGAATTGATCCAGGAGCAAAAGGAGCTGTTTCTGCTGTTAATGGGAGAGGTCAATATGTGTCTTCAAAAGATATGCCTATTACTCCTAAAACAACAGGTAAAGGTAACGAAACAAACGCTTACTTACTTGTTTCCGCTATAAAAGAAATAATATATGACTATGAAAGTACTGCTAGAGAGAAACTTGATTTTCTTGATATCCACATTGGGATAGAAGCTGTCAGTGCTATGCCAGGTCAAGGGGTAACAGGAATGTTTTCGTTCGGTAGGTCCTTAGGTGTTATTGAAGGTGTTATTGCAGGACTAGGTTATCCAGTGACATTTTTTAGACCTAGAGCTTGGAAAAAAGTTCATGGATTAATAAGTAAAGATAAAGACCAAGCTAGAACTTTAGTTATAGGAAAATGGCCTGCATCTGCTCATTTCTTTAAACGAGTGAAAGACCAAGGCAGAGCGGATGCTGCATTAATAGCAGAAACTTTAAGGTTACAAATACAAGGATAATTTCCTAATATAAAAATTATAGGTATAGTTACACTGCATAACAACATTTACTAACAGAGGAATCAACATGAATATAACAGCAGATGATCCTATCTGGACGCAAGACATTGAAGTGTTGCCAATGATCCAAGCTTTTCCTGCACTTGATACATTAGAAGAGTTTAATGAAAAGAATGTAGTTCTCACAAAAGACCATAAACGTCTTTTCAGTGTTGTTTCCCAAAAAGCAAAAATTCTGCATCATGTAGAAGCTGTCGAAATGATCGACAACGCTATTCAAGTGGCATACGGAGAACCTCCTAGAATTGAACTTGCTTCATATAAACAAGGTGCTCAAATTGCAGCAAGATTTAAATTACCTGAAGAACCTTTAATAGACTTAGGTAGTGGCGATATAAATACTTTTCATGTGTTGTTATACAATTCTTATGACAGGTCTATGCCTTTCAAATTGAGAGTTGGTGCCTATAGAGCAATTTGTGATAATGGCATGGTATTAGGCAATGATATTGCATCTATTACAGGAAAAGATTTGTTGGATAGTTGGTCACCAGAAGGTGTTGCAACCAAAGTGTCAAAAATGATGGAAAAGTCTATCACTGTGTTCGACACATGGAAAAAATGGCAACAAATAGAACTTGCTTACTTAGATGCATTGGAAGCGATAGGTAATAAGTTACCTAAAAAGATGGTAGGTGCAATAGAAGAAAGAGAAATGGAATTTCCAATGAGTATTTGGGATTATTACAATGTGTTGACCGCTTTTTCCACACATGAATCCAAAACTCATAGAGCAAAAACATCTTTTGATGGTACGATCTCTAACATCTTTTACAGCAGAAAAAATCCTCTATACAAACTTTATTCTGAAGTAGGTATAGAAGACGTTCCCGAGCCGGAAGCTGCCTAACAAAGGATCAGGGGGCAGCAATGCCCCCATATAAATTATGCCTGAAGCTTTTATTATAAGTGATTTGCATCTTACTGAATCTCTTTACGACGAATATAAATGGTCAGTTTTTAACTGGGCAAGGACAGAAATTCAAAAAAGGAAATTAGGGGATCTTTTTATATTAGGGGATCTGTTTGATAAAAAAGATCGACATGGAGCTGAATTAATAAACAGACTTGTCAAAGAAATTAGTAAATGTGCAGAACTTGTACCTGTAACAATTTTAAAAGGCAACCACGATTATTTAAAACCTGAACATCCTTATTTAGAATTATTAGATACGATACAAAATGTTTTCTTTATAAAAGAATCTTCATATTTAGAAGATATGGATGGATGGTGGTTACCTCATGCTAAAGATCCTGAAGAAGAATGGAAAGACCTTGATCTTATAAATTGCAATCTAATTTTTATGCATCAAAGTGTATTAGGATCTGTTGTTTCTAATTACCACGAAATGAAATCCGGTTTAAGTCCGAGCTTTTTTAAGGGCACTAAAGCTAAGATATTCTCAGGGGATATACACGTACCCCAAGACATTAAGATCCCTAATGCTATGCCCCTGACATACATCGGAACGCCCTATCCTGTTGCTTTCGGAGACACATATAAACCCAGAGGACTTATTTTAGATTTTGACACATTGAATTTTACAGAAGTTACAATGGATTCTTTGCAAAAATTATCTATTACAATAAATGAACCAGAGCAATTAGCTGATTATGAGATGTATGAAGGAGACCAACTTAAAGTTACCGTAGTATTAGAGGCTTCGGAACTCAGTAATTGGTCAGAGTATAAAGAAGAAATTAAAAAAGCCTGTAAAGAAAACAATTTAGTGCTAAGAGATTTAAAAATGAAAAAGAAAGAAACTCTTAGTAGAATTGAAAGAGCAGCAGGTCAAAAATCTAATAAATTTGCACAAATGAGTCCTACAGAGATAATAAAAAAATTCAGTGCATTGGAAAAACTTGATCCTGAAATAGAAAAAGAAGGTTTGGAATTATTACAATGAGTTTAAGTTGGGAAAAAATTGATGACTACATTTTCAGAACTAAAATTCCTGGAGGTTGGCTTGTAAAAATGCAACAAGTAAAAAGTACATTTGGGCCAAGAGGAGAACATCAGATTGAACTAACTGCTGGGTCCATAACTTTTGTTCCAGACTCCACTAATACATGGTACATTAAATAATGGATACGGTACTCTTAGTAGATTATAGCAATACTTTAATCAGATCTATAAGTGTAAATAAACATCTATGGGGACCTAATGGAGAATTTACAGGAGGAGTGTACGGTGTATTTACCCAACTTATGCTATCCTTTCGTACCTTTAAACCTACACACGTTTTAATATGTGCAGACTCAAAACCTTATCTTAGAGAGAAAGAATTTCCTGGGTACAAAGGAGATCGTAAAAAATACGCGGATGATGATTTTGATTTTTATAAATGCCTAAAACAAAGCACAGAACTTTTAGACGAATTATTTGGTCTCCTAGGAATTCCTACATGGTCTATTGCAGGATTAGAGGCAGATGATTTAATTGCAAGTGCTGTTCAGAGTCTTGAATACACTACTTGTGTACTTAAATCTAATGATACGGATTTAAATCAATTATTAAGTTATTCAGGTGTTGTAATTAATAAGAAAAGTAAATTTGCCACTAGGTTAGATGCATATGGACCAGATGAGTTTAAAACTGAATTTCCTAAAATCTCACCTAGCGATTGGGTAGAATACACTGCTATGGTAGGTACACATAATGGAGTACCTGGTATTAAAGGAATTGGACCTGCAACAGCAGCCAAATATTTAAATAATGAAGAGTTGTATGAAGAATTTAAATCATATCATATCCAGGCCTTGAATAAAAAATGGGATTTAATCAAGCTTCCTTTTCCTTTATATGGCAAATCTATACGTATACCTACTCCAAAGAGACCTTCTAGTAATTACAGGCAATTATTAGGGTTTTTAGATACTCTTGGTATAACTTTTACAAATAAAATGAGAGAGACATTAGAGGATTTTAATTAATGTCGGATGTAATTTCAGGAGCGCTCCAAGAAAACATCTTGGTACTCCTTTGTTTTGATGATGAAACTGCACCTTTAATAATCAATTCTGTCAATATAGGTTTATTTGAAAGTGAACCTTATAAAGAAATAGCCAAACAAGCTGTAGAATATTATGCTCAATTTAAAGAAACTCCTAAAGATCATCTAGGAGATTTATTAGAAGAGCAATTAAACGACGAAAAAGATTCTCGCAAAGCAGATTTATATAAAAAAATACTTATAAACCTGTATGAATTTAAAGATAACATTAATACCAAATATGTTATATCGAAGATAACAGAATTTGTTAGACAGCAACGTTTAAAATCTGCAATCGTAGATGCTACTACACAAGTAAAAGAAGGTAATTTAGATAACGCAGAAAATATCTTAAATAAATCCCTTAAATCTACATTAGATGTTTTTGATCCTGGCATAAGATTTACTGATACTAAAAGAAGTTTAGGATTTTTTGATAATTTAACTCCTGCATATTCTACAGGAATTAAACCTTTAGATATTGTAGGATTTGGACCTGCTCCTGGTGAATTGTTAATTATGTTAGCAAGTGCAAACCGGGGGAAAACATGGGGGCTAGTCCACCTAGGAAAATTTTGTGCATTACAAAGATTGAAAGTTTTACATGTGTCCTTAGAAATGTCAGAAGAAAAAATGGCACAAAGATATGTGCAAAATTTTTACTCTTATGGAAAAAGAAAATCTGAAGCACAATATATGAATTTTACTGCTGATGAAATGGGACGTTTCGTTAGCATGGACCCTGTTCAAATTGAAAGACCTTCTTTGTTTAAATTAGGAATACAAGGAAAAATAGAACAAAAACTCTTACACATGGAACATAGATTAAAACTTTGGATTAAAAGATTTCCTACAGGAGCTTTAACCATACAAGGGCTAGAAGCATATTTAGATGCAATGGATAGGTTCCATCATTTTCAACCTGATGTACTTATAGTTGACTACGCAGATTTAATGAAACTTAATTCTATGAATTTACGTATAGATACAGGAAACCTTTACAAAGATTTAAGACGTATTTGTGTAGAAAGAAACTTAGCAGGAATAACAGCATCTCAAAGTAATAGATTAGGTGAGGATGCAAAAATTATTTCATTAAAACATTTAGCTGAAGATTATTCTAAGGCTGCTATAGCAGATAATATATTGGCTTATTGTCAAACTTCCCAAGAGCTCAAATTAGGATTAGCTAGATTATTTATTGCTAAAGCTAGAGACGAAGAAAGGGAACAAACAATTTTAATATCGCAATGTTATAGAATAGGTCAATTTTGCATGAACGCAATACCTATGCAAAGCAGATACTGGGATAATTTGGAAATAATGTCAAATAGATTGGATTCTAATGTTCTAATACCTGAAACTGCTGAACCTCAACAACTCAGAAGAAGACTGCAACGGAGATAAACTAATGGCACATTCAAAAACAACTTTACCTGAAACTAAAAAAGCATCACTTAAAATTAATGTAGGACTTACAAAAGGTTTAAAAGCAAAATTTGAATTTCTTAGACTAGATGTAGAATATGGATTTACTTTTGACGAAGAAAACTTGGATACTGCGTATGTAAAAATATCAGATACAATAACGGATCTTTTAGAATGTGAAGCTCAAAAGTATAAAGAGCTTGACGAACAAGGTGCATTTAATGTTAGGTAAGGTATAATGGTCAATTTAAAATTTCATAGTTCTTTAGAAAAACTTCCTGAACACGGCCAATCAATTGCTTACATAGAACTAGCATCTGGAGGTTTTGATAGTGAAGATTTGCTTTTAAAAGAAACAACAGTAGAGCACATGTGGGAAGAAATTGATCCTTCTGATGGGTATCCTACAGGGACAACTGTTGTATACGATCCTAAAAACCCTGAACCTTATGATGATGCAGATCATTTAAGAAAAAGAATTCTATTAGGAGAAACAACTCCTAAAAAATATCTATGGTTACCAACAGAAGAATTGTTTAATCAATTTGACGCTATTTTTCCTGATGATATCTAAAAAAGCTGTAGAAGAATTTAAAAACAGAAAATTAGAATCATTTGACTGGATTAAAAAAGCCTCTGTAAAAGAACTTGAGGAAGCAATAGCTTCTCTACCTGCCCAAGTAAGACTTAAAAACAAATTCTACAAACATCAAAAAGCATCTTTTTATGTTGGTGCTTGTCTTGATGAGTTCTCATATTTTTTGGATATGGGCACAGGTAAAGCGCAACCTTTGGATGCATTAATAATGACTCCTAAAGGTTATAAACAAATGGGAGATTTAAAAATAGGGGATGTAATAAGTCATCCTATCCAACATACTTCTAAAATTATTGCTATCCATCCTCAAAAAGAACGAGCCGTTTATAAAGTAACTTTTGGAGATAATTCATTTACTGAATGTTGTGAAAATCATTTATGGGCAATTAATACAGCACAAAGAAATAGAAAAAATCTGCCTTATAGAACTAAAGCTTTAAAGGATTTTAAAGATGATTTAACAGATAATGGTTATTTGCACAATCGAAAACATTTCATCCCTATCACTCAATCTTTAAATTTAGAACAGTACGAACACACACTTAAAAGTTTACATCCTTATGTGTTAGGCGTTTTATTAGGTGATGGAAGTTTATCTAATAATGGAGCAAGTTTTACATCTACTGATCCTGAACTTGCAGAAAAAGTAAGATCATTTTTACCTATAGGTGTAACTTTAGTACATCCAGAGAATTCTTTATTATACAGAATAAGATCAAAACAAGGGAATCTAAGCCAACAAAATCATACTAATTTTGTGTTGCTAGCCATAAGAAAATTAAAACTTAATGGCACAACTTCTCATACAAAATTTGTTCCTAAATCATATTTATACACATCTATACAAAATAGATTAGAAATATTACGTGGATTAATAGATACAGATGGGTATGTAAGTAATGGAGGAGAAATAATTTACACTTCCGCATCTAAACAACTTGCTACAGATGTTCAATTTATAGCACAATCATTAGGATGTACCGCAAGATTTAAACAAACTACATATTCAGGAAAAATAGAAAAATACAAAGGTAATATTTATTACGATATAACAATAAGAACATCTTTTGGATTAGATATTTGTACACTTCCTAGAAAATTAAATAGATTAAAAAATAAAAAATATGGATCTTGTAGATCAATTAAATCTGTGGAATTTATAGGATATAAATTTGCACAATGTATTACAATAGATAAACCAGATGGTTTATATCTAACAAATGATTTTATAGTCACACATAATTCTCTAATCTCGTTAGCCTTAATTTTATATAGACAAAAACTTTTCCAAATTCAAAGAGCTTTAATTATTGTTCCTAATGTTCTCAATTTAGAAGGTTGGGCAGAAGAAATACAAAAACAAACCAATCTTGAATTTAGGTTATTGTATGGAACTAAAGAAGAACGATTATTTGAATTAGAACAAGAATCCGATATTTATATAATCAATTATGCCGGACTACAAACAGTTATGGCATCTTTACAAAAACAACATAACAAAAAACAAAAGAAAAGAGTTCCAGATACAAAATTAATCCGTAAATTCACTTCCAAATTTCAAATGGTTGTATTTGATGAAATTCATATTTGCAAAAATAAAGAAAGTTTAATCTATAAACTTTGTAATCAAATCTCCAAAAATTGTACATACAGATTAGGGATGACAGGAACACCTTTTGGACGAAATCCTATTGATTTCTGGGCACAATTTTATTTAGTAGATAGAGGACTAACACTAGGTTCGACTTTAGGAATGTACAGAGCTGCATTTTTTGAGGAGTCTAAAAATATATGGGGAGGAAACGACTATTCCTTTAACAAAGAATCTGAACCTGCTCTACATAAAATGATTAAAAATCGTTCTTTAAGATATAAAGATTCCGAATGTGGTGATCTTCCTAGAAAAGTTTCTATCAATGTTCCTATAAGATTAGCACCAGATGCGTTAGAATATTATAAACAATTGGTAGAAGAATCTTACGAGACTTTAGATACACAAGATACAAGGATGAATTATTATGCTAAATTCCGTCAGATTTCTTCTGGATTTGTATACATAAAGGATGAGGAATTCGATACTAGAGTTGCATTAAGATTTTCTTACACAGAGAAATTAGATGCAATTGACATTGTATTAGATGAGATTCCTAAAACCTCTTCTCTTATAATTTTTCATGTGTTTACAGAATCAGGAGAACTTATTACAGAGCATTTAAAAAAGAAAAAAATAAATTTTGCAGCCTTAAACTCTACTGCAAAAGCAGCAAAAACATCTGTTCAAAAAGAATATCAAAGATTTAAAAAAGAAAAACAATGCAGAGTTGCAGTAGTCAATATAGCTTCAGGTTCAACAGGATTAAATTTACAAAAGGCAAATTATTCTATTTTTTATGAACCTACAGACAGACCTATATGGCAAAGACAATCAGAAAAAAGAACCCACAGAGATGGTCAAACAAAACGTTGTTACAACTATTATTTCTATGTACCAAACACAGTGGAAGATCAAGTAAGAACTTTCTTAAAAGAGGGAAAATCCTTGTTTGATGCTTTGGTAGAAGGAAAGGAAGACATGCGTTCTATGATAGCAGGATTTAACAAATTAAAAAGTTCTTAGGTACATGTAGTTATTGCATATTGTATGCTATATAATATACATAACATAAAATAATGTGACAACCATTATGAATAATGTAGCAAAGTTTTCTTCCTCTCAAATATTGGCAATGACTAGGCCAGAACAGTTATTTAAACCTGTTGAAATGAAATCCCAACTCTTGACATTAAGAAAATGTTGGCATCCTGATTTTAATGATTCCTTTAATGCAAAAGATGTGTTTCATAAGATAGAAACTTTATACAAACAAGCAAAAGAAAAAATAACAAATGATGCTTGGGGAGCAGCAGGTGCCATAGTATTCAAAGCTAATGATACTACTTTTAAATTTAGGTATCAAAAAGAACATCCAATAGATACGGGAACACTGTATATTGGAGAACAAAAAATAATTTTTCATACTAAACCTGATTATGAAGATTTAGCTGAATCTGCTTATATTTTATTAAGACAAATACTTGCAGGTACAGGAAAAACATTTGAAGGAAATAAACATTTTTTACCTAAATATATAGATGAATTTTCTACAGATACAGGTCATTACTTATTACTTCCTAAATCTAAATCTTTAATCTTATTAGATGATTTGTTAACCGCTGTAAATGGAAAAATAAATCCAGATCAAGTTGCATGGATAATTAGCTCCATGTATAACTTTGCAACATTTTTAGAAACAAAA